CGCTGGAACTACGCCGGTATCAAGGAGCCCAGCGCTTTCACCTACCGCTGCGCCGTCCGTGGTGAGGGTGGCAAGCTCATCCCCATCGAGGGCGAGCGGACGTACACCGGCTCGGATCTCAAGGTGCGGTGGGTCGAGAAGGGCCAGAAGGACCCGGTGACGGGTGAGACCGCGAGCGAGAGCGAGTGGCGCGGTACCGACGATCCGAAGCTCTGGAAGATGGGGCTCGGCTTCAACAACCGCGACGTCGGCGACACCGAGTACGGCACGACCTACGGCACCGGAGTCGAGGCGAAGATCGGTGACGTCATCACGGTCTCTCCGGTCTTGGTCCGAGAGTGGGTCGGGGACAGCGGCCGGCGTCACTACTCGTGGACCTTCCCCATCGTGCGCGAATCCGACCCGACACGCGACGAGCCTGACCGCGTCGAAGACCTGCGGCGCATCGCAGCGGCGAGCCGGCAGCGCGCACCGGAGAAGATGCCGAGCGAGGAAGCCGTCGAAACCGCGGCGGTGTCGAAGTCCGTCGCGAGGATCGCCCACCTGCAGAAACAGCGGCGCGGCGACCTGGACCCCGACGAGACCAAGCTCAATCGCGAGGAGGAACGCGAACGGCAGGAGAAGATCACGGGCGACCCGTACATGGTCGAGCAGAAGGCCAAGGCCAAGGCACGGTTCGTCTTGCAACAACACTATCGCGGGTTCTGGTCGCCGGACGAGCGGAAGCAACTGCGAGACGGAATCACGCGGGCTCGCGAGCTGGCCGAGTCCGACAAGAAAGATGAGGCCAAGGATCTGCTCAAGGGTCTCTGGCAGGAGTACCAACCGCTCATGCTCAAGGCCAGCATCGCAGAGATCCGCGAGGCAGCCGAGGCCGCAGACAACGCAGGCGAAGGCGAGGTCAGTCCGGCGGTTGCGCGCCGTCTATCGGAAGCGGTGCCGATGTTCGATGAGCTCGAAGGGGTCGAAGATCGGATCGTCAACCGGGGCAACGTCCACACCGACCTTCGGATGGAGTCGCCGTCCGGCGACTGGCTGATCGGCTGGACGCTGGATACGCCGAAGCTGGCCCTGCAGACGCTCGACGGGAAGGCGCATGACCTCCTCCGGTCCTACGTGATTGACAACAAGCCGGACGACAACGCGCTCGCCCAGCGCAAGCTGGTCCAGCCCGAGAACTGGCTGGCCATCGTCAACGAGAAGAAGCCGATCTACCAGACCGCTCCGGGCGACGTCGGCTCAACGCGCGGCACCGCTGGCGAGTACCACTACATTGACTCGGGCGTTGTGATCTTCGGCGTGCAGAAGTCCGACTATCACGAGTACTTCTTCTTCCCCGAGAAGCACAAGGGCTGGGCCGGTCGGTGGGGGCTGCAGCTCATCGAGGGGAGCCCGAGCTACGCCCGCGCGCCGAGCGAGTTCTGGATGGCCAACCGGCCGAAGGAAACGCAGACCCCCTACATCCAGACGCACGACCTCGACGAGGAGGAGAAGAAGGCCAAGACCGACAAGATCGACCTCGTGTGGAACCCCGACACGGTCGAGGCACTGAAGGCGGTCGGGTACGAATCGCTCGCCGACGTGTCGAAGTCCGCTGGCGGCGAGCTTGAACCGATCAGCGTCAACGTCCGAATCGTGAAGGCGGCGAAGGAGGAGCGGTACGTTCTCGGCGTTGTGATGAAACCGGATGACGTCGACGCCCACGGAGAGATTACCACGGCAGCCGAGATCAGGAAGGCTGCCCACAATTTTCTTGTCAATGGTCCGAAGATCGGCTATCAACATGAAGAGACACCTGGAGGTCTGATCTTGATCGAGAGCTTCCTGGCCCCCGCAGAGTTCAAGCTCGGTGGCGAGACGATCACTGTTGGCACCTGGCTCATCGCGGTTCGCGTGAACAACGACAAGGTGTGGAAGGCCGTCAAGGAAGGGAAGATCACCGGCTTCAGCATCGAAGGTTACGCAAAGAAAGTGCCGCTCGAATAGCGGTCGGGATGGGCGATGTCGAAGAAGGCCGAGCGCGAACTCAAGGACATCGTGGTCACGAATGTGGACCTTGTGGACCGCGCCGCGAACGAGGAACAATTCGCAGTCGTGAAACGGAAGGAGGGCCGAGGGATGGCCGACAAGACCAAGGTGAAGAAGGACGAAGAGACCGAGGAGGAGAAGGTGGCCGGCGAGGTGGCAGGCGCCGCCGAGACCGAGACCGACACGGAGGCCAGCACCGATGAAGGCGGCGACGACAAGAGCGCGGTCGCCAAGACGGCCGAGGCCGTCACGGGCCTGACCGCGCGGCTCGACTCGCTCCTCGACCACCTGGAGAAGAAGGGCAAGACCTCGAAGCAGGACGAGGACGAGGAGGACGTCACGAAGGCGGACGGGATCAAGATGGCCAAGGACGCGCTCGCTGCGGCCCTCGTCGTCAAGAACCTGCCGGCCGACGCGAAGGCCAAGATCGAGTCGGCAATCGCCCTGCTCGACAAGATGAAGGCCAACGGCTACGGCTACCCGAAGCCGACCGAGGCCAAGAAGTCCGAGAGCGTCGTCGGCGACGCCGAGGCCGTGGCCAAGGCCGGTCGCATCCTGTCGAAGGCCAACCTCGGCAAGCTCCAGACCGCGGCCAAGGCCATGAACGACGCGACCGAGACGATCACATCCATGCTCAAGCAGGCGATGGGCACGACCGACGAGGAGGAGGACGAGGAGGCCAAGTCGAAGACGAAGAAGGCCAAGGCCAAGAAGCAGGACGACGAGGAGGACGAGACCGACGTCGAGGCCAAGAAGGCCAAGGGCAAGAAGGCCGAGAAGGCCGAGGACGAGGACGAGGAGGTCAAGAAGTCGCTACTCGCGATCTCCGACAGCCTCACCAAGATCAGCAAGCGGCTCGACGACGCCGAGGCCGCCGTGGGGATCACCAAGTCCCTCGGCGACGGCGAGGATGCTCCCGAAGGCGAGACGGTCAAGAAGTCGCAAGGCGGCCTGTGGGCCGGACTCGGCCTGGTGCCGGGGCGCTAGCAGCAAGGACAACCGACGCGTTGACCGCGTAGGAAGAACCGGGTGAAGGAACCCACGAGAGAAGGAGGCAGGAATATGCCGGCAGTGACCAACAGAGAGGCGCTCAAGAAGGCGGTCATCACGACGGACTCGATCACGACCGCCGGGAAGCTCAACCCCCTCCAGGCGGATCGGTTCATCGACTTCGTCTGGGACGTGACCAAGCTCAAGGGGCACGTGCGGACCGTCAAGTTCCGCAACGACGAGATGTACATCGACAAGGTCGGGGTCGGCACTCGCGTCGCGGTGCCGAAGGTCGAGGCCGTGGACCCGGGTGTCCGGCGCGGCATCACGACCTCGCGCGTGACGCTGAAGCCGTCCGAGGTCATGTGCCCCTTCGAGATCAGCTACGAGATGCTCGACGAGAACCTGGAAGGCGAGGCCTTCGCCGAGCACCTGGTCAAGATGTTCGCCACGCAGTTCGGCAACGACATGGAGGAGCTGTGCATCAACGGCGATGCGCTGGGCCCGGCAGTCCTCCAGTCCGAGTACGTGGCCGGCGGCAGCGCGACCAAGTACGTCAAGGACGCGTACCTCGCGCTTCACGACGGCTGGCTGACCCTCGCGCGGCAGGGGCACGGTGTCGACTTCGCCGGGGCCAACGTGAGCAACCGCCTCTTCAGCCGACTGATCAACGCCCTGCCCGAGAAGTTCAAGAAGGACCGGACCAAGCTCCGCTTCTTCTGCTCCACGGACTTCGAGCAGAACTACCGCGAGAAGGTGGCCGCCCGGGCGACCGGCAAGGGTGACGTGGCGCTGATGAGCGAGATGCCGCTGACGCCCTTCGGCGTGCCGCTCATCGCGGTGCCGCTGCTGCCCTTCCAGCCGAAGGTGGTCCAGCACATCGTCCTGACCGGCACCACGGCGACCGCGCTCCTCTTCAAGGATGTGACCAGCGTGGTCGTGACGACCTCGACCCTGGACGCCACCCCCGAGGATGCGTACACCGAGGGCGCGGGTGGTGACTACGTGCTGGATGCGGTCAACGGCACCATCGCTCGGACCGCCGGCTCGACCATCGGTTCCGGCGCGACCGTGAAGGTGACCTACAACGCCGAGGCCCAGGTCATCTGCACGCACGAGAGCAACTTCATCATGGCGCTCGGCCGTGACTCGATCCGGCTGGAGACGGACCGGGACATCTTCAAGTCCACGCTCCAGTACTCGCTGACCGCCAAGATCGACTGCGAGTTCGAAGAGGCCGATGCGATCAGCTTCGGCTACAACATCGGGCTCGACGTCTAGTCGGCCAGTGCTGCTCGACTGCTAGTGCTCGACGCGGGAGCGGCCTGGTGACGGGCCGCTCCCGCTCTGCTCTTTCAACTGCCAGACGAGGAGGAGGAACCTCATGGCCACGCGCAAGCCCAAGTCAGGGGCAAAGAAGAAGCCTGCTGCCAAGGCGAGCAAGCCCGAGAAGCCCGAGTGCTACGGCGACGCCGAGAAGCTGGACCCGTCCGATCTTGACTGTCTGGAATGCGACACCTTCGAGGCCTGCTCGGACGCGGTTTCGCTTTCACAGGTTCCAGAGCCCGAGTCCGAGCCCGAGCCCGAGCTCGAGGACGAAACCCAGGCCGAGCCGGAGCCGAAGCCAGAGCCGAAGCCGAGCGCGATCACCACGAGCGATCTTCCGCCGAAGCCGGGTGCACCGCGCCGCGCACGCCCGCCGGTTGATCCGATGTCGGGCGTGAAGCCGCCGGAGCATGGCGCCGTCGTCATGCTCCTCGTCGGCGCCAGCGATTCTCTGGCCGGAGGCCAGCGGTTCGTCAGGAACAAGCCGGTCACGATCTATGACCAGCGGCTCATCGCCTGCCTCGAAGGTAACCCGCGGTACTCCGTCGTGACGAAGAAGTAGGGAGGCGGCCATGACCATGACCTGGAAAGTCCGCACGAAGAAGCGCGGTCTGCACATGGTCGAGATCGGCAAGCGCAAGCTGCCGCTCGTCGGTGGTCGCTGGGTCCGCGTCTCCGAGGACGATCTGACGGAGCTGCGCGAGCATCCCGACTCCGCGAGCTTCGAGTTCAAGAAGCTGGCCAGCCCGCCGCAGGTCAAGCCGCAGGCGAAGCCGCAGCGGCCGACGCCCAAGCCCGCGCTCAAGGTCAAGCCCGCGCCCGAGCCGCCGCAGAGCCCGTCGCCAGAGGATTCCGCAGAGGCGAAGGCCGTAGACCAGGAGCGCAGACAGTCGCACCTGCATGACGACGGCGCGAAGGAGTCGCGGAAGAAGCGCGGCCGGAAGCCAACGTCAGATAGCGGCGACGAGGGTGCCGAGAGCTGCGAGGGCGAGTAGCTCGCCGCTCGCCCCGGGGGCGGCCGTGCTGAAGGTTAACTGTCGCGACGGCCGGACGCTCACCTTCGATCTCCTCGATGATCGTGGGCACGAGGACTGGCTGCGCTACCAGCGCGATCTCAATTTCCAGTCGCAGATCACAGCGGCAGGGATTCTCCACGATGGCACGCTTCACGCGCTGCCGCTTCCGGCTGGCTTCCGGCATCCCGTCTTCGAGGCCGACGTCCTCACTCGGGCGAACGGAGGTGGAGAGCAGAGAGTTGCAGGCGAGTGGCTCGCCTGCTACGCTGATCAGGTGAAGTTCACGCTGACGGTCTACTACGGAACGCGGCCGAAGGTGGTGAGGTTCAGTGGTGCGAAGGTGGGGAAGATGCGCTACAATCCGGCCATCCATGGCCCGGTGAAGGAAGGAGACAGACAATGACCGTTTACAGATACGAGGGCGGCACGCCCCACCTCGACGACCCGCGCCAGCTCGAACCGGACGCAGGATCTGCCGAGGGGCATCCCATCCAGGCGCCGAAGATCAAGACCAAGCAGGGCCAGCTCTCGGGCGTGCTCGTCACGGTCGGCGCTGTGCTGGAGCTGAACCCGCTGGAGTTCAGGGGCAAGATCGTCAGGCTCCAGGTCGAGCAGACTGCCGGCAGCGCGGCGAACTACACGGTTGCTCTGTTCACGCAGGACCCGGCCGCGACCACGTTCCACGACTTCGACACTGCGTATCCGGCCACGTCCTTCGCGGTTGCCAGCGATCCGGTCGACGTGCCCGTGGACAAGGTGTACGAGAATCAGGATGCTCCGACGATGAAGCGTTCACTCTACGTTCAGATCATCCCTGACGACAGCGCCACGCCGAACGACTACGACATCCGCGTGACCGTCGAACAGCGGGTCTGATGATCGATGCGCCTTGCACTCGCGACCGATGGCCGCTCACACGATGGTCTCGTGGTCGGGGTTCATGATCACCACGCACAGCCAGCAATGTTCTCATTCTCGAACACCTCGCAGAGTCTTCCGCCCGGCACAACTTACGATCTGGACGTTGCGCTCGGCCGTGACGACTACCAGCTCGCGACGATCCACATGATCGGGGCGCGACGCTATCCATCGACGACGAACTGGTACGAGACGGCTTGTGTGTACGCCACGAGAGTCGCCGCCGAGGCTATTGCTCGGAGTGCACGAGGCGTCGGCTACAGGCAGAGCTACGTCTCCCAGTACTCAAAGTTCGCTGGAGACGCGTATCTCACGCACAAGATTTTTGACTCGAATACTACCGAGGCGAACATCTACATCGCGCTCCAGGACGCGGTGCTCACGGGCTCCGTGCTGCGGCTGACGTTCAAGAACTTCTACGGAGGGAGCGCGACCCTCTGGGTGAAGGGCGAGGCGCTGCTGCGATGAGACTTAACGGACGCCAGATCGTGACCGACCACGACCTGATGCTGAATCAGGGGCCGGATGACCACCACAACCAGGCCACGAGCTACACGATCCTCGTCAACTCTCTATCGATCGCTCCGGGCGCGTACCAGTACCGGGTGTCAGTTGGCCTCGGGTTCAAGTGCGTCGAGACGAGTCTGCGAGGCCCCGAACTCGTGGACATCCAGGGCGCCGTTGGATTCTGGGGCGTGGCGACGGACACGGCCGGTCAGAGCGGCGGCGAGAGCATCCGACCCTACGGAGGCGGCTACTACACGTCGTACATGGGCGCATATTCCCGGCTCCACGGCGACAGCTACCTGACTCACGCCGGTCAGTTCGGGACGGGGATCTCACTGCGGGATCTCTGGTACGACTCTGCGACGGGCGAAGTGGTTCACGAGTTCTACAATCATGCCCTAGTGAATCGCAACTTGACCGTTCACGGCACTGGTCTGGTGAAGTAGATGCGCCTCGCGGACCCGCGCCAGCATCCGGCAGTTCACGCGGCGTTGACGGGCGTGCTGCCCGAGCAGCACCACATCCGTCCGAGCAACGTGGAGACGTCGAACACGTCGCTGGTCGTGCCGCCGCTTCCGGGCGGCCCTGGCGTCTGGGACATCTCTGTGCCCTATGACGCTCTCGTAGTCGCATTCTACTTCCGGTCTGCGCTCACCGTGGACGACGGCGGGGGCAAGGCGGGTGTCAGTGGTATTGCGACTCGAAGCCAGCTCCAGACGACAGCGCTCTCGCATGGTGGTGACTCGACGACGGCGATGACTGCGCGCAACGCCTGGTATAGCAAGGTCGCCGCTGCACTGAACCTTTCACACAAGGTCTTCAGCTCGGTGGGCGACGCCATCGCGTTGACCGACGCCTGGCTCTACGCGACTGGGCCGAGTACGCGAGTGCTTCGGACCTACTGGACGAACTACGGCGTGGCACTGAAGACGCTGAACTGCTGGGCTGAAATCGCGGTGCTCGGATGAGAGGGAACTTGACAGAGCAATTTTATGTTACGAGCGACGGTCTGGAATTGTACGCCTGTCTGTGGGTAAGCGGATGAGTGACAAGCTCCGCGTCCTGGCCGTCTGCCACGAAGACCCGGCGAACATCCTCGGCGGCATGGGGATGCACGTCCGAGAACTGTACCGGGCTCTCGGAACACGGGGCGACGTAGAGATCGATCTGCTAACCAGCGGACCGGGCGAGGGCTCACAGCTCTACTCGCCGGGGTTCACGCGGCACTTGTCGGACAAGCTCATCTGCTTCAAGCCGCGCGAAGCAAACCTGGCCGCGCTGCTCTCGGCGGACATCCAGTTGATCAAGACGTTCACACGGCTGCTCGCGGAGGGCAAGTGCTGGGATGTGCTGCACGTCCACGAGTGGAACTCGCTTCAGGTGGCGCGGCTGATCCGTGACACGCTCGATCTTCCGATGGTCGGCACCATGCACTTGTGCATGAGCAAGCTAGCCGAGGAAGATCCGATCGAGCGGTTCACAGAGGGCCACCTCTACATGCTCCAGCAGGAGGGAGCCCTTGTCTGCGGATCGGACGAGCTGATCCTCTGCTCGCAAGCCTACGAACGCATCGCTCGCGAGAAGTTCATGACTGACCGCAAGATCAACGTGATCTACAACGGCATCCGCTGTGACGAGTGGAGCAGGGAGCGTGGAGTCGGTGTGCGGGCGCGAGCGAAGCACAACCTGCCCCCGAGGGACATCGCGCTCTTCGTCGGGCGTATCGCCGACATGAAGGGCATTCGAGTCCTGCTCGATGCAATCGAGGCCGACGAGAGCGGGCGCTACTGCTACGTAGTCGCCGGTTCCGTCAACGCGGACACGCCCGAGCAAGGAGAGCACTGGGACGTGACGCAGAGGTTGCGTCAGATCGAACGCGAGCATCCGAGCCGGCTGCGCTGGGTTGATTTCGTTCACGGGCAGGACTTGCTCGACCTCTACGCCTGCGCCAGCGTCGGGCTCATGCCGTCGCTACATGAGCCCTTCGGCATCGCTGCGCTGGAGCACATGGCAATGGGCGTGCCTCTCGTCGCCACCGAGGTCGACGGCCTCGGCGAGATCGTCTGCGACGGTCTCGGCGGCGAGTACGCGATGATCATCCCGGCTGGGTGTCCGGTTGCGATTTTATCGGCGCTGGCCGAGCTTGACGTGGAGAAGCGGCAGGCGCTCTCGGCCCTCGGTCGGGCGCGAGCGGCTGCATTCGACTGGACCGAGGTTGCAGCGCAGACGCTCTCGGTGTACAAGAGGGCGGTAGGGAGGCTATGATGCTCGCGACCATCATCAACCCAGACCCGAACTCCCCGCTGGACAAGGCGAGAGTTGCAGCGTTCAAGCCGGAATTGAACAAGTACCAAGGAAGACTCTGGTTGGAAGTCTGGGTCGTGATCGGGAAGCTGCTCGACCCCGAGGATGAGGACAGCTTCGTGGAGTACCCGGTCCCCGGCACCGGGAAGGCCGCCCTGGAGTTCAAGATCGAAGACGGCGTGCATCCACTTCGGCCGGGCACCGCGCTTGGAAAGTGCCGGACTTGCGGAGCGTGGCACCCTAGGACGGCTGGGGTGTGCGGCGATGACGGCTGCGAGGGAACAGTCGTCATGTACGACGGATTCACCCGGGTTCGCCAGGTGCCGGAAGTGATCGAGGGCGACTGCTGCTTCTCGATCCAGGCTGACAAGATCCTGGAGTTCCTGGTCACGGAAGAAGTACCGGACCCAGACACCTGGGAGATCGTTAAGGTGTTCAACGCCACGCTGAACGGAGGGGAGTGACGTGCCTTCCGTCGTCCGCATCCAGACCGGGGCGACCGAGCGCATCGAGGCCCTGATCCTCGACGGCTCGCTGGTTCCGCTCGCGGGTAAGACCGACATCCTGGTATCGATCCGTCGGTGGAGCGACGGCTACTTCCTCGACTGGAACGACGACACGTTCAAGGCGAGCGGGTGGACCACGCGCCAGGTCGCCATGACCGAGGTGTCGGCAACGAACGCTCCCGGCGAGTACTATCGCGCGCTGGATACCTCGGCGATCACGAACCAGACCGCCGACGACACCTACGAGATCAGGGTGGACCAGAGCCCCGGGACTGACGCGAAGAACTTGCCGCAGGTTGGCGAGATCAAGGTCGGGCAGTTCGTTGATGAGCTGGACGCGGCCGTATCAAGCCGGGCCGCGCCGGGCGACGAGATGGCGCTGGTGGATGACGCTATCGAGGCTGGGAAGTTCGACGAGAGCACGGCGTTCCCGCTGAAGGACGACGACAGCGGCGCAACACAGGTCGCGCGTACTGGGGCAGACGGGGACACGCTGGAGACTCTGTCGGATCAGCTCGACGTTGCCCAAGCTGATCTCGACAACCCGAACCAGTACAAAGCCGATGTGTCTGCCTTGGCCTTGGAAGCGAACGTCGAGGGCCATGCAGCGGACGCGTTAACGACCTATGATCCTCCGACCAGAGCAGAGGCTACGTCGGATAAGAACGAGATCCTTGCCGCGATCCCAACGGCAAGCTCCGTTGCGGATGCGGTCTGGGACGAGCCGATGGCCGGACACACGACTGGCGGCACGGCTGGCGAGCAGCAGAATCACCTCGACGCGGATATCAGCTCGCGTGCCACGCAAGCCGACATCCTTGCCGACGCGACCCCCTTCAACGGGGCAGACATCGACGCAGCTATCAGCAGCCGAAGCTCCCACTCGGCAGCGGACGTGGACACCGTCCTCACGGCTGCGCACGGTGCAGGCTCCTGGCAGACTGCTGATCTCTCGACGATCCCGGCCCTAGTTGCGGATGCGGTCTGGGACGAGGCGCTAGCTGGTCACGTCACCGGAGGGTCTGCCGGCGAGGCCGTTGGCCGCGTCGACGTCCAGGTGAGCACGCGGTCCAGCCACACACCAGCCGACGTTGACGCGGCTCTTTCCGCTTCGCACGGCGCCGGCTCTTGGCAACCGGCGTCGCTGGCCTCGATTGCGAGCGCGGTCTGGGAGGAACTTCTCGCCGCGCACACCACACCAGGCACGACCGGCTTGGCACAGAACAGGATCGACGTCGCGGTCAGCAGCCGCAGCTCACACACGCCGGCAGATGTGGACACCCAGCTCTCGGGGAGCCACGGCGCGGGGTCGTGGCAAAGCGATTCGAGCGCTGTTGCTGACGCGGTCTGGGATGAGCTGTTGGCAGGGCATACCGCGGCGGGCAGCGCGGGCCAGGCGATGGCCAGAGTGGATGCGACGGTCAGTAGTCGGGCTGTGCCGGGCGACGCGATGGATCTGATTGCGAACGCAGTTGACTCCGCGAGTCTGGCGGCCAGTGGCGTCAATGAGATTCGCGATGGCATCCTCTCGGACTCGACGCCTTTTGCTGGTGCCAGGATCGACGCGGCGATTAGCTCGCGCAGCTCGCACACGCCAGCCGACGTCGACGCGCAGCTCTCCGGTAACCACGGTGCCGGGTCGTGGGAGAGCGGCCCGACGACCTCGCAGATCGCGGACGCCGTCTGGGATGAGGCCCTCGCTGGTCACGTCGTCGCAGGGAGCGCGGGCCAAGCGCAGGCCCGTGTTGACGTCGCGGTCAGCAGCCGCAGCTCACACACGCCGGCCGACGTGGACACGGAGCTGACGGCAACGCACGGAGCTGGAGCCTGGAACACTGGCGACCCGGGGGCCATTGCGGATGCGGTCTGGGATGAGGCGCTCGCTGGTCACGTCGTCGCAGGTAGCGCCGGCCAGGCGATGGGACGTGTTGACGTCGCGGTCAGCTCGCGCAGCTCGCACTCCGCAACCGACGTTGATACGGTACTGACAGCCGCACACGGCGCCGGGTCGTGGCAAGCTGCGAGCGTCGACCCGTCTGTCATTGCGGACGCCGTCTGGGATGAGGCCTCGGCAGACCACATGACCGAGAACACGATGGGCGGGCTGCAGAACAGGCGCGACGTCGGATCGCCCTGGGGTACCGGACTCTAGGAGGACGTCATGCCGAGCCTCGCACGCGGCGAAGAGAACACCACCTCGATTCTCAACTGGTTCATCCGGCAGAGCGGGGTCTTGGTGGATGTACACGAGATCGGTTACCAGGTCTGGGACATCTCTGGCGGCGCGCCCGGAACGCTGCGCTTTCCGAATCCGGCGGACCCGAGCGAGTGGGAGGACGTGACCAGCGGCGACGGCCACTTTGGGACCGGCTCGTACTACGCCTTCGACAACGACAACGCCAGCGGCTTCACGCCGGACCTCGGCGAACCGCTCGGCGAGCACTGGATCAAGTGGCGTTGGAAGTTCGCGTCTGGCTCCCCCTACGTCGAGGATCAGGAAGCCTTCACCGTCCTCACGCAGAGCAGCGGCTCCGTCTCGGATGAGTACTGTACCGTCGACGAAATCCACGACGAGGGTGTGCCGCTCGAAGTTGATGGCGGGCCGAGTGACACCGAGATTCTTGCGATCATCCAGCTCTATTCCTCGGCCATCGACAAGGTCACGCGTTCCTTCTTCGCTCCGCGGACCATGACGTTCTACCTCGACGGCAGCGGACACAACACGCTTTTCTTGCCGTACCCGATCATCAATATCACCGAAGTGGAGGCCAACCTCCTGCCGGGGCCGAGCCCGCGGTCCGGCACCGTCCTCGCAGAGGACGAGTTCTCGGTCTATAACCGGGACATCCCCAACGATAAACGCAACCCGCGGATCGAGCTGGTCCGTGGCGGCGGGTCGATCTACGCCGGCACCTTCAACGGGATCTTCCGCGCGTCCTCGCTCAACCAGAAGATCACCGGGACATTCGGCTGGCTCGAAGGCGGCGACACCCCCAAGCTCATCAAGCAGGCGTGCAAGCGGCTCGTCATCCGCAACCTCGGCAAGCTCGCGACCGGGGCCGGAGGGCCTGCGACTTGGGGTGGCGGCGGGTCTGCGGTCTCGGCGTGGGGCGTCGAGAAGGAGACCACTGACCGGCACTCGATTGACTACACCGACGCACGAGCAGGCGCCGGGCTTGGCGCCGATGCGACCGCGCTTCAGCTCATCAACGACTCGGTCGCCTACGCGATGATCATGCAGTACCGCGCTGCGACGCCGGCCATCGCCTGGTCGAGCAGGCCGACCGAGCGCCAGATGATGAGCGACGATTCCGACGAGCGGAGCGGTGGCGAATGGTAGCACCGAACCTCATCCACCAGATACCTGTCGTCATCGAGCAGATCGACAAGGACGCCACGCTTTACGACGAAGACGCAGAGGAGCCTATTGGCCGCGCCGAGTACAACCAGGTCAGGATCTCCGCGCAGGTCAAGTGGCGATCGATCGACGACCCGGACTGGATGTGGAGCGGGCGTCGGGAGAACTGGAAGGGGTACCTTCTTTTCCTTCGCTCGACGCTGGTCGCTCGTGGGCTCACCATCGCCAAGGGCGACCTGATCACGAGCATCGGTCATCGTGCCTGCCGCGTCTACGTCGAGAGCTTTGAAGATGCGGGCCACTACCCGGACATCGGCGGCAACGGACTCATGCTCGCGTTCTTCTCCGACCGAAGTCCGGCAGAGCCGCAGGAGGTCTGACGTGGCCACGGTCGAAGGCTTCTCCGTTAAAGGAGCTGGGCTCAAGCTCTCTGGCGACTGGAAAAAATACGGCGACACGCTCGACGCCTTCTCGGACAACTTCAGGAAGCTGATCGAAAGAGCCACGGAGCGGAACGCGATCCTCGCCCGCGACGAGATGCGGTTGCGGGTCAACGCGCGGAAGTACACGGCCAACGCACCGCGCACCGTGATCCTCAAGGGCGGCGACCTGCCGCTCGCGGGGAAGACCGGCTCGCCGGAGTCGGCAGCGGGGGCCTCTGGTGGTGGTACCGGGGCCGCGCTGCTCAAGTCTCTCGCGTATCAGATGGAAGGTCCTCTCTCGGCCATCGTCGGTGTGAACCGCTGGGCCAATTATCGCGGCCGGAAGAACATCGGCAAGATCGTCCACGATGGGGTCACCATCCCCGTCACGGAGCGGATGCGAAAGTACTTCTACTTCCTCGCCTTCAAGTACGGCAGCAAGGGCTTCAAGCCGCTCCACCCGCGGACGAAGAAGATTGTCATCCCGCCGCGACCGTTCATCAAGAACGTGATTGACGACCCGACGGTACAAGCTAGAATGAGGGCCCAGTGGGAAGCGGCGGTCGACGCAGCCTTCGGAGGTAAGAAGGTCTAATGCAGGAGCGCGACCTCATCAAGGCCTTCAAGTACGGCGAGGAATGGCGCGACGACCTCGTCTTCTCTGGCACGGACATTTACCTCGAAAGCACGAACAGCGAACGCGGCGTGATGCTGCGCAAGGACAGCGACGGCGACTACCCGGTCACTGGCGAGCAGTACGTCAGGCACCGCGTCACGGAGCCACTCGCGCTCCAGTCCTGGGAAGGCTTCGACTATGAGGCCGTGGAGCCGACCGGGACCGCGCTCGCCTTCAGGATCTCGGACGGCACGGACGACTACTGGTGGGACGGCGGTACGTGGGTCGTGGTCACGCCGGACCCCGCGGAGTGGAACACCAGGCAGGAGATCCACGACCACATCGCGGGCTTCCGCGCCGCTGTCAGCTCGCGCAAGCTCCAGGTCGTGACTCGTCTGACTACGACAGATCCGAGCTTGACTCCGCGGCTGACCACGACTAAACTCCTGTATCGAGCTTGGATCAACTTCACGGAGGATCTGATCTTGCGCTCCTTCGTCCCGACGCTGAAGGCGCAGATCCGGCCCTGGAAAGATTCGTCCTTCAAGGCCAAGTCTGCGACCGATACTTTCGCGCTCGGCGAAGGTGGCGCTTACACGCTCCGGCCGTACCGCGTGGAAGAGATCGTCGGTGTCTGGGACCACGACAACGACCCGCAGCACCTCGTCAGCTTGTTCGACTCTTACGACACCGGCACCGAGATCATGACGCTGACCAGCGCCGTCGCGAGCGGCACGCGTCTCTTCATGACCTTCAAGTACGCGCCGCGCGTGTCCGTCGCCAAGCACCCGGACTACATCGAGGTCGAAGACGACATCCCATCGCTGACGCTGGAAGGCCTGCGCGCTGTGCTCAAGATGCGCGGCAGCCCGGCGCGGAGAGATGCCATCATCAACCGAGCTGACTTTTCGGCGAAGGTCGTGGCCAGCGTAGACGCGACGACCTTCGATCTTGACATCTTGGTTTCGGCCGACCGCAACACCGACCGCTTCCGGCTCTCGGACGCGGTCCGCGACTTCCTCGAAGACAACCCGCTCCTCAACCTGGTGGGCGTCGACGAGGACACGCCAGTTCGGCTTTTGCAGGACCCGTCGTTCAGCGGGCGACCAGAGAACAGCGGACTCTTGCAAGAGACGATCACAGTTCGCTTCGACCGTGTACACTACTTCCCGCAAGCGAAGGACAGGTACTCGGTCAATGAAATGAATGTGGCACTGACGCAAGCCTAGCAACCCGGCTCGCGCGCAGGCCGCTCGAACAGAACGGGAAGGACGAAAGGTGGACCATGGCGCAGCGTAGGTTCGGACCTGTCCTCGGGGCTGGCACGGCGGTCGTCGAGAAGGAGTCACAAAAACAGATCGTTCCGGGCTCGCTCGGGAATATCGGTTACATCGGCATCCTGGAAAAGGGTCCGGTAGGCGAGCTGATCGGCTGCCTCAAGCGCGGCGACTTCGACAACAAGTGCGGCGGTCGAATCGACGAGTCGCTGGTACCCGACGCGGCCCAGGACTTCTGGAGCCTCGGCGACGGAGCCGGCGAGCTGTGGTGCATTCGAGTCACGGACGGAGAGGAGCAGGACGCGAGCGCCACCTTCTGGACCCGCCACGACGACGCCCACACCGGGAGCGGGACCTTCTTCAACGGCGCCGTGGCGTCGCTGAAGGTCGAGGGCAAGTCCGCTGGCATGTGGGCCGGCGGCGCCTTCCGCCACGAGCAGTCGGTTCTCGTGGCCGACGTGACCGCGACCACCATCGACCTCGATCTGGCACTCACGCCGATCCCGGTCGACATCATGATCGACGCCGAGATCTACGTCGAGGAGCCCTACGGTGCGGGGCGTGCCGGACCCTACAAGGTCACGGGCAACACGGCTGCGGGTCTGGTCTCCGTCGAGTCGCACAACGACATGGCGGCCGACTGGCCGACCTCCGGTGCCAATCCGAGCATCGTGATCATCGAGCGTGGAAACGTGGACCGCAAGGGCGACCCGCGGCACGTCTCCGTGATGTTCGGTGACGGCGTCGAGAACCCGCTGACCGAGTTCTCGATGACCGTCTACGTGAACGGCAACGAGGTTCGGACCTACGAGAACCTTTCGATGGACCCCTCTTCCGGTCGGTACGTCGAGAACGTGGTCAACAACGACACTGGCAACCACTGGGTCGAGGTGACGAACCAGTGGACCGGCGGCGTGACCGCGCTCGCTCGCCCGACCAACTGCTGGCGTGGCGAGTCCTCGGCCCTCACGGACCCCAGCGACGCCGACCCGGATCTGCTCACGGCCATCGTGACGGCCGTGACGCTTGGCGGCACCAACGTCGGAAACGGCACCGGCAGCGTCACGGCGTACAGCTCCGACTACCTGGAGGATTCGCTCGTCTTCACGTGCACCACGCTCGGCGGCGCAGGGGTCGGGAAGTTCAAGTGCGTCTCGACGATCTACGGCACCAGCGCGAACGATGCCGTGACGGACGGAACAGCCTTCTCGACCGGTGACCGTGGCGTGAGCGTGACGCTGGTGTCCGGGGCGACGCCGTGGGCGGTCGGCGATATCGTGACGATCAAGGTGTACCGCCTGGCCAAGAACGATGCGTTGGTCGGCGGGTACCTCTGGCCGGATGCGGATGGCAATCCCAATGACTCCTACCGCATCATCGAGAACACCGGGCACACGATCCGCGTGAGCGTCGGCAGCGACCTGACCTCCGTCGCCACCATCGGCGACACCTTCAAGGTGCAGGCGCCGCAGCAGCTCATCGAAGGCTGGGACGGCTTCGGCGGGCTCAAGGCCAACCTCAACCCCTGGCTGGTCGCGCTCGACCCGGTGACCTGTCCCTGGAACGGGCTGCGTGGCCAGGGTAAGGGCCTCGTGAAGCTGGCCTCGCCTGGCATCGCCTGGTGGGGCGAGGAGCACACGCTCCTTTCCGAGCTGGTCGAGAAGGCCGGCGAGGACTACGCGGAGAGTCGCGGGTACCAGTGGCACGTCGAGGTGCCGCCGTCCACGACCGACGAGATCAACGCGGACGCCTACGTCAACGGCACGGTCGGCAAGAATGACTTTGCCGTGACCATGATGCCGGGCTACTGCTACGTCCTCGACCCCGACTCGACGGATGGCGCGCTCAAGCTGGTCTCGATGGTCGGCATGAAGCACGGTCGCGAGGCCGGCGTCGCACGCGACTACAAGGGCTATCACAAGGCCGCTGCCGGAATCGAGGTCTCGCTGCCGCGCGTGGTGAAGCTGACCACGGACGGCCAGACGCTCAACGAGGAGTACCTCAACCCACGCGGCCTGAACGTGGTCAAGAAGGTCGGCGGCAACTATGTGATCTGGGGCGACCGCACCATCGCGCAGGACCCGACCTGGAAGTGGAAGCACCAACGCGAGCAGATGAGCCACTACGAGCTGTCGCTCATGGAGAGCTTCGACTGGATCATCTGGGCCATCAACGACCAGGCGACCTGGCAGCTCGCACTGACCGCGCTGTACAGCTTCTTCCTGCCAGAGTACCGGAAGCGCGCGCTGCAGGGCGACACCTTTGAGGAGGCCGCACGCATCAAGGTCGACGGCGACATCAACGACGCAGCCGAGCGTGCGGCCGGGAACCTCAACGCGCAGGTCACGCTCTGGCTCGCCGACACCGTCGAGCGGTTCGTGATCATGATGGGCAAGCGAGGGATTTTCGAGGAGGTCGCGGCCTAGTCGGTCGCGTGCCGTAGTGACCAACGCCTCGCAAAAGAAGCGAGGCCGAGAGGAGGAACGAGATGGCAAGCGGTGGCAGCAGGTGCGTGACAGGGTCCTTCGTCGGGACGGGTGCGGCGCAGGACGTGCCGGTCGGGTTCCGGCCGCGGGCGGTCGAGATCATCAACCGGTCCGGCAACTGCCGGGCCGACTGGTGCGAGACCATGCCCGTCGCCTCGATGGCGAAGATCGTGGACAGCGGTGCGGGCGCGACCGACCTGTCCTTCGTCACCAGCGGCGGCGTGACGCCGGCCGACGATGGCTTCGCGCTGGGGACCGACACGGATCTCAACGTGAGCGGCGAGGTCTGCTACTTCAAGGCCTGGGACTAGCCTGCGAGCCTGGCCTTCCTTTCCTTCCTTGGGGTCCGTTCACCGGGAAGGTCGGAGAGACGCGAACGGAGGAGGTGACGTATGCTCGGCAAGGCGACTCTGGAACCGGACCACCTGCCGGTCTCCAGGTTCGATCTTCTCGTGGTCGGCGTTCCCGTCCCGATCCACTTCGTGACCCTGTCGGGCATCGAGGAGGAGGGCGAGGTCGTCGAGCTGCCGGACCGGACGAAGGCGACCGGCGGACGCACGCGGGCCGTCGAGTTCACGGCGTCGATTCCGCTGCACCACACCGCGGAGTACCTGGCGTTGGAGCAGTGGTACGCGTCGGCGCACGACAAGGTCTTGCCCGACTACAAGCGGGCCGCGACCCTGTTGATCTGGAACCTCTCGCAGGGGCTCCCGCGGAGCTTCCTGCTGGAGGGCGTCTGGATCTCCCGGCGTGCGCTGCCGGACCTCGACGCCAACAACGATGGCGAGATGGCCGTGGTCGAGTACACGTTCCAGGCCGACAACGTGGCTATCGGGACGTGAGCTAGGCAACGGCACTCACGGTCGACCCAGGCTGACCTCACAACCGCTCGCCACGCGAGCTGACTTGGAGGGTGCCATGACCCAGGATCAGGAACAGACCTCGGGGAGCGAGAGCGAACGCGCTCCCGCTTTCACTTTCAAGACCGTTGCGAAGCAGGGCTTTCAGCTCCCCATCGGCGCGCTCGAAGGCGATGCGCTTGACAAGGCCTTCGCCTTTCGTCCGTACACCATGGCCGAAGACAAGGCCATCGCCAGAGACATCGCGCACGACCCGCAGGCCACGGAGTCGGCAAAGGTCACGGCTGCCCTCAAGCACACGCTGATCACGCTGGGCTCGCGCGACCTGTCAGAGGCCAAGCCCGAGCAAGTTGAAGCGGCAGTCAAGGGCATGTTCTTCGGCGATGTGATGTACGCGTACCTCCTCCTCC